TGATTTCTGACATGCAGGCGGCGCGAGAGACGCTGTCTGCCAACATGCAGAATTCAGGCTCAAAGGTTCTTGGGCTGCTCAGCAAGAAGTGGGGCGTAGAGGTTACTAGTTTCGACCCTAGGGTTGCGCCTAACGCTGGCGTTGCAAAAGACCTTAAGCGAATTCGTGGCGTGATGCAGGTGCGGGAGTTGGAATGGACGCAAGACCGCGAGGAGTTGGTTGCCAGCCACGTCAGCCCGGCTAGGTACCACATTCGTCTGCACAAGGAAGGGGACACCCCCGCTGCACCCCGCATGATGCGCACGGTAGAGGTGGACAAGGCGGCATTTGACCGGCTGAGCAACATCTTCCACAACTCCGACAAGTTGGTGCACAGGCAGGACATCACGCTTGCTGAGCATGAGGCCCTAATCAAATCCATTCCGGGAATTGACGGGGATGCCACGCTCTACGACACGATGAGGCGGCTTGGTCTTTCTGACGTCAACTTCCGACTGGGCCTCCGGCGGGAACAATTGCCGGCTGAGAAGCCTGGGCTGCAGGGCACGCGTTCTACCTCAAGTTTGGTGGAGGGCGGCGCTAAGTTCAATTGGACCAAAGTGCAGCGCAAGGCACTTGTTGCCGACGAAGCAAGCGTGCAGGCTGTGCAGGATGAGTTTCAGCTGGACGAGCTTCTTGAGCATCAGAAGACTCTATACAAGCAGGGCAAGGTTCTGACTGCGGGCGACGAGGCGCACTACGCGGCTACCGGCGAGTTCAGGGCTGACCCGCAGAAGATCCTGCGCATGGTCCGCAGCAAGATCAACAGTCTGAAGAAGGCTGGGTACATGACCGAGGCTGGCACCATTGAGACTGGTGGGGAAGAAGCGGTCGTTGCGCTTCTGAGCGATGAGGTTGCTGGCCCCATGATGGAAGCCGCGCGGATGCGCATGGGTAGCAGGATCAAGCAGGGTGCAACTGCTGCTGAACTTGAACAAGAAGTCGTTGAAACCTACACCCAGGCGTACAACGACAAGCGGTACATCCCCCGTAATACCGTCGAGGCATACGACAAGAGCGGTCGTGCGGTGCGTTACAACCCGTACACAGGAACGGTTGAGGGGGAAACGGCCAACATCAACCCTTCTGCTAGCGGTCGCACTATGCTTCGCGGTCGAACGACGGAAGTGCCGTATCACCCTGACGACCTCCAGGAGATCGCTGACAACTTTGGTGCTACCGATTCGATGAACAAGTTGATCGAGCATTCGCGGAAGCGAACGCAAGAGCAGCTTGACAACGGAGGCGTATTCCGTGCAGTGCGTATTGCGCCGGACATTGCGGCGGCTAAGTACATCGCCAGCACCTCCCGCGACTACGTGGCGTTCTCCAAGGACTACCAGGGCGACGCGCGTGTGCGCGCTGTAATGCGCGACTACGGGCCCGGCCGCAATCCCGTCAAGTTCCCAGGCCCCACCGGCCGAATGGCATCTGGTGGTGCAATGGTCGGGTCCCGCAACCTTGAGGATGTTCCGGCTCATATGCGCCCGGCTGGTGGGTACAGCATGTGGGATCTGCTGGACTCCGATCTGCAGGCGCAGGCCAAGGCTCATACTGACAACGAGTTTGCGGTGAATCTGTGGCGCAAGCACGTGATTCCCGCCATGTTCGGCATCAAGCCGGTGGACGATGCGGCACACGTTGCAGCTGCTTCCAAGATGCGCGAAGCGACCCTGCGGTTTGCCAACAGCAACTTCATGCGTGCGGTGGAGGGGCAGAACAAGACTGCTGCCCGGTTCATCCAGCAGATGCGTACGTGGGGGTTGGATGCAGCGGGCGATAGCGTGATGCCGTGGCAGGCTGCGACCAAGGTTCTGTACGCCAGCCACCTGGGCCTGAACATGGGCAGCGCGCTCATCAACACGATGCAGCCCCTTCAAGCGGTGCACGTGCTTGGCTTCAAGGAAACGGCCAAGGCGTACGGCCAGAGCTTTGAGATGATGTGGAACTACATCAAGGGTCGTGCGGAACTCGGCCCGCGCGCTACGATGGAGCAGCTGCAGGCACTCAAGGACAAGCATTTCACCCGTGACGTTGGCGGCAAGTTGGTCAAGCTGACGGACGTGGCGGACATCTCGTCTACTTGGGGCATGACGGATCAGGCTGGGTTTGGCGTGAATCCCACGCTGGGCAAGCCGAAGTTCAGCATGCTTGAGATGATGATGAAGATGTTCCAGGGTGCGGAAACCCTCAATCGCACAGTGACTGCCAACGCTGTGTTGAACAGTTACCAGAGCGCAGGACGGTTCTCCGGGCTGGATGCCGAGCGCGCTGTGATGGACGCCCGAGTTGCGGTGCAGCAGTTCCAGTTTGGCAGCAGCCCCCTCAACCGCCCCTTCTTGTTCTACACCGGCATTGGTCGCAATCCGGCCATGCGGCAGTTTGCGCAGTACGGTCTCCGTTCGTTTGCCAACCTGTTCACAACTCCGGTGATGGTCAGCCCTGAGCGCAAGGTTGGTCCTTTCACGATCAAGGACAAGGGTACGCTGAGCCGTGCGGCAATCAACCTGACTGATCTCAGCAGCATGGCAGCGGTGAGTGCGGTGGTGTACGAGATTGGCAAGAACATGCTGGGCGTCGATGTGAGCCGCGGCCTTGCGTTCGGTGGCGTGACGGATATTGTGGGTGGCCAAGGCGCGCTGAACAAGAAAGACTTCCCCATGTTCGTCCCGCCCGTGCTGGACGTGGGCTGGGGAGTTGCGCGGTATCTGGGCACTGGCGACTCGGAGATCCTGCAGGACTGGGCGCCTCGCGCTATTCCGGGCGGTGTCGCCATCAGTCGCGCGCTTGGTGTTGCGCCGCAGGAAGAGACCATTCAGGCACTTGGGCTACAGAAGACGTTTGCTGACTGGCGGCAGGCTGAGAGCGGCATGGTCCCGGTGTACAACAGCGATGGTCGGTTCATGGGCCAGTACCCCACCAGCGACCTGGTGCTGCGTGCGTTGGGTGCAGACATGGGGCGGTTCAACAACCCGCAGGAGGTAGAGCAGTTCCTCATGAAGAACCGCGACGCCATCCGAGACCATCGCCGACGCTACATCGCTGCCGTGCTTGGCAACAACATGAGCGCAGCCAAGGCGGTCAAGAACGAGTTTGAGTCCCGTTTCAACATGCCGTTGACGGTGACGCAAGACCAGTTCAAACAGGCTCAGAAGCTGCGGGATCGGTCAATTGTCAGCCGCACGCTGGACACGATGGACCGCACGGTGCGCGACCAGTACCGCGAGGCGGTGGCGCAGTCGCTGCCCGGTCAGTTGATGGATATGGAAGAAGAGAACCGGCCGCAGGAGCGTGGCGATGTGTACCGCTTCGGATACCGCTAAAGACTGAACCACAGTTGCAGCTGCTTGCCGGGCAGGTAGCGCACACCCGCAGGCACACGCCGCTTCTCAAACCTGCTGTCCGCAAAGTCCTTGCCTTTCTCTGCCGCAATGATGCTCTTCATCTGGAGCAGGGCGGACTCCTGAAACCGTGCACTCACGACCTTCTGCCGGTGGGGGAGTAGGTGGAGTCCGATGGTCGCGCCAGGGCCACACCAGATTACGGGCTGGTATTCCCGCTCGAAGTGTTGCAGTGCTTCTTGTGGGTGCTTGCCGCGTAGGGTGTGGATTGCTATGCCCCACCAGCCCGTGGGCGTGGGGAGGATGCCGGCGTATGCGGGGAGGGATTCGGTGATGTCGGTGTAGGGGCTGGGGCCTGTGACCGAAAGTGGTTCACCGGGGTGCTGGTAGATGGTGGCGGATAGCCCGTGTTCAGACGGTTGCACGCTGTGATTCTACGAACTCCCGCAGTTCCGCAATGACCGATTCGCATTCTTCGAGGTAGTTCAGGATGCCAGCGGACCCCACCCCGCGATTGCACATGCGCCGCACTTCGGTGGCAACATGGTGCTTGAGGCTACCGCCCTTCGCTTCCGACATGGCAACAGCCTGGAACTGGTTTGGGTCCAGCTTATGCATGCGCTCGACTTGGATGTTCGGTTGCACTTCCCGCCAGATGCTGATGACCAGATCTGATTCGGTTGGTGTGCTGGTTGCGTAGGTGACGGTGACCGATGCGTCTTGCTCAATGTTGTCGGGTGCTGAAACCTGCACGTTGATCGGAGGCGTACCACAGGCCGCGATCACTTTGGCTACGTACCTGGCAATCTCATGGGCACGATTGAGCGAAATGGGGAACACAAACCGGGTGTGGTACATGGATCCTTTCGGTCCCCCACGGAAAACCCCCAGTCGCTCTCCGTCGTTCGGGGCAACTGGGGGTCTATCCGGGGGACTATGAGGGGGAGGGCACCTTGCGGGTAACCCTCCCCCGGCTGGTGGGGTCTCGGTATGGTAACAGAACTCAGCCCGCGAGCGGCTTCACAAGGAAGTCCTTGCGGTAAATCTTGCCGTTGACGTTGTCGTACTGGCACTTCACGACTACCGCCACAGCGTCCTGACCGTTGATCTTGCCATCGGCGTCCGCGAGTGCGGTTCCGATATCCTTGACGTCACGGCGGAGGATGGTCTGAAGGTGACCCTTCAGGCGACGCATCTCGATCTCGGTGCGCATGCGGCCCTTGTCGTCCAAGATGCTAGTGTCCTGCGGCAGACGGAAGGCAGAGCCGTCGAACGAGCGGGGCTCGTTGGGCGAATCCGTATCGTTGATGAGCTGGTAGCGGAAGACGATGTCGGTGCCGGGCACCTTCTGGCCGTCAGGCATCTTGTACTCGCTGGCGCGGACGGTGAGGCTAGACACGAACACTTCGTGCTGACCCTCGGCCGGCCACCAACCGCCAGCACCCATGCCGTTGTCGGGCTGCGCGTTGGCGAATGCGCTGTTGAGCGAGTTGAACATGGACTTGACGTTGTTCTCAATGGGCATCTGATTCTCCGAATAGAGAGGTGAAAGAAACGAAACAAACAAAACGAAGATGGGAAGCGAACGCGTACCCCGCGTCAGCGGGACGCGTTCGCGGTCTCGTACGCAGAGCAGAACGCCTGCCATGCGGAATCACGTGGCAACTCAATGGTCGTCAGGGGTGACAAGGTGCGCACCTTGGCAATGCCCTCGAGCTTCGGGTTGTCGAATGAGCAGTAGTGACGGCGGACCTTCTCTTGGCTGGTGACCTTGCGAGTCACAACCTTGCCGCCGACGTTGGCCTCTTGGTCCCGTGTGATTTCCTTGATGTCCCACTGGGCCGTGATCGGAATCACGATATCGAACATGGGGAACATGCGGGCATACAGACCGTCGCTGATGAGGATCTTGTACTCCTCGACGTTCTGATTCTCGCTCAGCGGGACGTGCTTGCGAGAGAGGTGGGCGATGTAGTAGACCCCGTAGCCGTGGCGGCGCAGGGTTGTACCAAACTCGATGAGTGTGTCAAACAACCGCTCCCATCCAAGGCGTCCGTCCACATCGGTGAAGCGTTCGCGGCCGTAGATCTTGGCGATGTGCGGACGAAGAAGACGAATTGCAGCACCGAGCGTATCAATGACAACCGTTTCGGGACGAGGCTGGTTGTTCTTGGCGAGTTCAATGAGCACCTTCTGCTTTGCTTCAAGGGCTGCCCAGTCGAGGACAACGGGCTGCCCACGTTCGTCTACTGAACGTCCGTCCGGGCCCGGCGTCGGAAACATGACGGCTTCGCTCGTGCCGCAGACAGCCGGCGTCTCATCGAGGTTGAGGATGTATGCACCAGGGTGCGACTGGAGGAGGAAAGACTTTCCGCAGCCAGCCTCGCCGACCACAAGGCCAAGCATGCGGGCAGGAGTAGTGCGACCAGTAGTAACTGCATTGCCGAGACCTGCGTATTTGGATGCGACAGTGGAACCGTGTGTGACGGAGTGGGTCATGATGACTCCTTGGGTGAGGGGTTAGTTGGCGAAATCGTTGCCGCCGAGGAACGCAGGCGCACGCAAGCCACCGGGCAGGATGGTTGGCATGTTGTCGTTGAATGCCTCAATCGGGATTTCGTGCTGTCTAGGCGTCATGTCCCATTGAACCGGAGCATCTGGATCCACGGGCTCTTCTACCCTTGCAGTCCGGGTAGCACCCTGTGCCTGCATGGGCCCGATGAATCCATCCGGGCGAGGCATGGCCTTCCAGCCGGGGATGCGCACCTCGATCCGCTTCTGGAACGTGACGCCCAGATCCTCGCACCACCCTGCAAAGGTGGAGTAGGACATCCGAACCTCATGCTCTTCGCAGAACTTCTGGTGCAGCTGCTGCCGCGTTTCGATCCCGTGGTCGCCGGACACGAGGTCAGCGATGCGGGGTGCGATGACGGCGCGCAGGGTTTCCATCCACATGACGGGGCCCAGAACTGCGCGGGTTCCCTCTTGGCTGGTGGGGTTAGTCGTCTCCTCCATTGTCGATCTCCGTGTGGCTATCTCGGTCGCGTTGCAGGAAACCTTCAGCCAGGATCAACTCAGGCCACTTGCCGGGTTCAACGAGGTGGAATGCCATGTACGGCGACGGCGTACCGTGCTGCACTACTGGGTCACCAATCTCGAATTCGCTGGGCTGCGCGGGACGCTGCGTGTAATTCCGGATGAAGGACAGACGCGCATTGTACTCCACTTGCATATCAGTGCAAGTGAGAAGCTCCGAAGATGTCGTAGAAATTGCGATGCACGGATCGGTCAGTCGCTCGGGCTCGAAGTGGCTGTACTCACCACGGCCAAGGTACCAATCAATGCAACGCTGTTCGTACAGGTACGGGTCTGGCTCGCCCGTGTACACCTTCTCGTTGCGCGGCTCGCCTTTGCGGGGGCCGGACTTGAACGGCGTTGTGTCCAACTCAAAGGGCCTGTCCTTCATGCCGAACTCGATGCTCGGCTTGCGGATAGCGATGTGCAAGACCCCACCAATCTGCTCAGGCGTGCAGTACGCAAGTTGGAATGCGGTGTCCTGCCGGCACTTGTCGGCGTAGGTGTGGTAGTAGTGCTGGGTCTGGAACTCCAGCGGGCAGGTCTGGAGGCGGGCGTTGGTGGACATGGCCGTGGTCTTGAAGTCCACGATCCAGAACTTGCCAGCCTTGTCCCGCACGATGACGTCGGGCTGGATGAGGCGGTCGCCATGCAGGATCTCGGGCTCCTGCTCGACCACAGTCCAGTCCTCCGCAAACCGCTGGGCCAGGGTACGGCCGCTGCCGTCTGGGATCTGGAGGGCGGCGTTGAACCACGCGATGCTGGTGCGTGCGTCCTGCTCCTCCCGCGCAACCATCTCCCGGATCTTCTCGCTGCTGGAGCCGAGGGCCTTGGCCACGTCCCGCAGCTCGTCGCACCGCGCAGCGATAGCCGCTTCCAGCGTCAGGGCTCGGTCGGTGGGGTCATCGAGGATGCACGCGAACGCAAGGTGCACCCAGCTGCCGCGGGTCAGGGCCTTGCTGTACTGGAACGCCTTGACCAGACCAAGACGGCGGGCAAGGTAGTAAGTTCGGGGGCATGAGCGCACGAGCCGGTAGTCGCTCGAGCGAATGGGGGGCTTGCGGGCAAAGATGCCGTGGGCCTCGAGCCAGTGACGGACGTTTGGGTCAATGATGCTGTACGGGTAATGGACGGACTCGGTTGGTGGGGGCATAGGTGGGACTCCTGTGGTGAGCGAATGCGGGGCGCACCGCGCTCCCCCGCATTCGCGACTATAGGGGGAGAGGGTGTAGTATGTAGTTCACTCACCGATGATCTAATCACCCGAAGATGCCGGACTCCGGCAATGGGGGTAGTGGGAATCCCTCTCGGTGAGAAAATTTGTACACGTTATTTTGACTTGTCGATCCGCCGTACACGTTTTGGTACGAAGCGGTCGTTTCGTAAGCGGTAAGGAAAAGTGGTAAGTGTTTCTTACCGTTTTCCGGAACCGGAAAATTCAAGAAATTGGAAATTTAAGTTCCACCCTGACGGTAGCCCAGACGCCAGAGCAACCGGGCAATGTCAGTGGCAGTGTCTGCTACCGCCTGCTCGTCAAGCTCGGGTCGGATGCAGTGCAAGGCTTCGTGGATGATGGTGTCCATCTTGTCCTTCTCGGACGGCCACGTGCCGATGCGGATGATGCGTCCCTCGACGTGGCCTGGATCCTGCATGTCACCGTAGTCCCGCATGTTGGGGACAAAGCGCAGGGTCCAGTACTTGCCGCCGAGTCGGACACGCATGGCTGGTGGGGCCTAGTGGGCGAGATGGAATTCAGGGGTGAGTTGGTAGTACGTATTGACTTTGTTGCCGGTCGAGCGTCCGGCCTTCTTTGCTAGATACAGACGCATCCAGACTGCGCCCTGCACTTCAGGACCACGACCCTGCTCGATGTGCCAGCCGCTATGACCGTCACCAAACTCGTCTTTGTAGGTACCGGTACGGACGTGGTACTGGATGTCGCTGACGATGCGGGAACCGTGCTTGTCACAGACCAGGCGCTCGCGGGACAGGGGCATGAACCACTGCTTGTGCACGTGTCCCTGCACGATGATGTCCGCGTCTGGCATAATGGCTGCGTTGCGCCTGACCTTCAGGGTGTCGAAGGACATGAGGGCTGCACCGCCGGAGCCGTGGAAATACTTCAGGCTCAGCGAATAGCGCTCGTTGTTGATCTCGACATTGAACTTGATCCATCCACCGTATCCTCCAGGATACACCTTGTGGCCAGACTGCTGGCTCATGCGCTCGCAGGTGCGCTCGGTGATGTCCGTCTCGCAGTTCTTCAGGATCGCGGACTCGTGGTTGCCACGACCGATCACTACGAAGTTCTCGGAGTAGGGAGCGTAGAAGTCGGAGGCGTGCCGGACTAGGGAATCGAGGTAGTCCGCAGCCAGTGCATGCTCTTCTCGAATGCCCGCCTTGTTGCGGCGAGGATCAAACTTGCCTTCCATGGCGCAGTGCAGATCGCCGACATCAATGATGCCAGCCTTCCTTTCACGCGCTTCATTGAGGTGTTTGAGTTCGAGGTCATGGTCGGCGTGGGGGTTGTCGTGGTGACGGTCCCCGGACAGCAGGAACCACCACTCATTCGTTCGCGAAGTGCAATCGAGATCGACAAGGTGGATGTTCCTTGTCGCTGCCCTCACTTGGAACGGGACGTTTGCCATCAGATCTTGGAGCCATGCTTCTTGCAGAGGTACCAGCCGGCAACGAAGCCGATGACACCGAGCAGGCCCGCGAACCAAAGGTTACCGAGGAAATCAGAGAAGTCAGCAAGGATCATTGTGAACCTTTCTTTTGGAGTCGTCGCCACGCCGCGTCAAACTCAGGGTCTGAGGCCCGCCGCGCAGCGACATACTCGCGGGCATTCTCAGGGTTGTTGGGATCAAGCATGCCAGCGGCCAGGTCCGCGTCCCGTACCTTGGCACGGGGGAGCCAGCCGATGGCGACCCGGACGGCGGTGCCGAGGCCCGTCTGCCAGAGCAGCACGACCACGCCCACGACCACCACGGCGACCGCTGCCATCCATAGAGTGGAGAGCCAGGCGGGCACCTTGTCCTCCAGACCAGATAGTTGAGTGTGAGTATCAGCAGCCAGATCGTTGATGCGCTGGGCACGGGTCACTACCTCCCGGTCACCCGTTGCTTGGCCGTGGTCAATGAGGACCTGGGCCTCCTCGCGGATGGCGTTGGTGTTGCTGCTCACCTTGGCGAGCGGGCTGCACCCCACCAGCCAGAAGTCAGCGAGAAGAAGGATGAGCAGGAGTCGCGTCAAGCTTGTCTTCGATCTTGTCCAACCGGCGGTTGATCGACTCCTGTTGGGTTACCAGTTGCATGAGCAGGCGGTCGTGCGTCAGGTACGCGCTGCCGAGGATAGTGAGCAGGGTCAGGGCCACACCGATGATGCCGGCCCAGTCGCGTGCGGAAAGACGAACGACGTTGTTCTGCTCTAGAGTCATGTCTTATCCAGCCATCTCTTCGGTTGGCTTGAGGTCGATTTCCATGTCAGGCAATGAGCTTGCGGATGATCCCGGTCGTGATTACGGTGTACCCGTTGTCCGGCGAAGCAGAATCCGACAGACCTGTGAATGTGGATGGACTGTAAGTCGGCGTTGTCGTGACGGTGGGCTGACTTCGCAGATGCGCTGCATAGAGAGTGTTTGACAGGTTCTGATACAGGTTCCTGTCCCTGATCTGCTGCGCCGTCAGAATGGATTCAATGTCAACGACTGTGACGTTCTTGTTATAGTTGGCGTTTTCTGCCGCCCAATTATTTGCTGCCTGCGCAACCGCAGGGCGATTCGTCGCCCATGATCCTGCCCCAGGATCTCCAGCAACGACTGGGTGCGTCACGGACATTACGAACGACAGATCGCTCGCTGGATATCCAAGCGTTGTAACCCACACGTTGTAGACTGCATCTCTGATTCTTGCGGCATTGGTCGTCCAGGTCGATCCTGTTTCCGATCCATTGATGCCGCTGTTGTGCCACCACACAACGCGCCCAGATCCACCTGCTTCAATCTGTCGCTCACGAAGTTCCTTCAGGTACGACTCCAGGTACTTGGGCGCAGCTTCAACAAGATCGGCCAGGAATTCAGTCGTAGCGCCGCCAAAGTAGTTGAGGCAGCTTACGCTGAATCCTTTATAACTCCTGCGAATCACCGAGTGATAGAACGCTGCGAACGGCCCTGTAACTCGATATGTCGTTCCGGTGTTGTAACCGTCCCACGCACACTTCATCTCGTCCGGCGCTCCGCCAGTATTGCTTGAGCTGAAGTTAAGCTGCGCCGTGGCATATCCGGTGCCGCCGCTCGTCGGGATGTCGGATGCGCTCCCTTCGACAAGCGTATTGGTTCCCTTCATGGCACGAAGTCGGAACGTGCCTCCAGTCGTAGCAAACTTTCCATACACGAGGCGGTATTGCAGAGACACCCCCGCACCACCAGTTGGGCCGCTTGCAAGTTGACTACCTCCATTCAGTCGAACACTTGTGCCGCCGGCGAATGATGTGTAGGTTGTGCCTGCCGGAACAAACGCAACACCAAGATTGAAAGATGCTGGCTTCCAAAATGCTTTGGCGATCACAAATGATGCCGTACTACTTGGCGTGCCTACTGACCAAGAGCTAACCGTTGCCGTCTTGGTCGTGCCGTTGTATGCCGTAATTTTTCCGTAATTGAATGAGGAGCCGGTGACGTACGTGCTTCCTACCGCACCCGACAAAATGCCGATGAACATTCCGGTGTATGCGTTATTCACCGATGACGCACCAGCATCAAGCTGCAGCGTCGTGGATGAGGAAGCAACAGCGGTGTTTTCCCGGACAAACAAATTGTCGAACGTGGTGTTGAGAGCAGTGGCATCTGTATCACTTGCAACAGCAATCCGGTTGGTAAGCGAATACACACTTCCAACATCGGTTTGCGATCTTCCATTCCAGATGTACTTGTTCCACGGCATAAACATCCCGCCGGAGCGATCATTTCCGCCATCTTCAGAATCGCATGGATGCAACGGCGTTGCGTAATTCGGCGCTCCAAGCGCAGCCATTGCCGAAGACCATCCGTAGGTGTACCCGCATACTCCCGGCGATCCAGCGTTGCTGTCTCCGAACACCACGATGTCCACGGAGTCGTTTCCGGCCATCACATCTCGAAGAAATGCGCCGGCACGGGTTGATCCGTAGATTCCGGGTTCGGAGTTGCTGTTGCTGAACAACGATCGCGTACGGTTTCGGTATTCATACATGGATTAGAGCCCCGAGCTGAGGACGTGGATGGTGGTGGCAGTCGCATCAACTGCGCAGACTTCGATGTAATGGCAACCAACGGTGTCGATCATTACGAACCCGCCGTTGCCGGTTCCGCCTACGCCGTCGTAAATCTTGCAGTCACCCGTGATCTGGGTGTACGAAGCCGCCTCGGTCAGAGTCGCGCCATCAGGCGCCGTCTGGGTAGATCCTGACATCGTGGTGCTGAAAGAGCACAGCAGCTGCGGTACATACGCCATCTGCTCGGACCAGAACGACCAGCCAAAGACATAGAAAGTGGGAGCAGTGGAGCCCGTAGACAGAAGCTTCAGCTTGATGTAGTTCAGACTTCCGCCAAACACGGCAGAGTTATTTGCTGCCGGCAGAGTCGTTGTCGTCACCCGGTTCGGAGTTCCCGATGTTGCCGAGGTCAGCGTGTTCCTGTTGAAGTTCTTGACGTCCGTGGTGAGAGTGACGTGAGCCATGGTGCTCCTGCGACAGAAGCCACCTCAACGCCCATTCACCTGCGGCCCTACGCTGGCCAGTTGTGCTCAGGGGAAGAAGCATCAGGGGCAACCTGTGCTCCCCGATGATATCCAATAAAGCGTCGGTCGCAACACCGGGATGGGGAAGTCCTGCCCGAACTTCAAACCCACCTATAGCACCCTCGAAAAGAAGACAGGCTGTACGGCATTCCCCCACCAGCCTTTTGCAGCACTCGATAAACCGGCGCCTGCCGTCTGCGGTCAGGCAATTACCGGCTATCTCCTCGAAGGATCCCTTGCGTTCGATGGCGGACTTGCCCCCCACCAACCGGTAGTCCCCAGTCTTCATGGTCTCAGACTGCGTGCGGACCGTGACTGTGCGGGACTTGCCGGCGGTGGGTAGGCGTGTCCTGTCCAGCACGACAAGGTGTGCCGGAAAGGTGAGGGGCTTCTTCTCCCGACTGTCGATCAGGACTGTGACTTGGGACACGCCCCGATCATAGCCAGTTGTCCTGCGCTTTGTCGTTCAGCTTGTCGTCAATGATCCCTTCGTACCTGTCGAGGGCGTTGGTTATGACGGCTGGCATGTTGTCGCCGTAGTGCCACGTGATCTCCTGATCGTCGCTGGCAAAGACAACCTTGATCGGTTCGCGCACGGCCCACTCGATGGTGGTGTGTGCGAGGCCGGGCTGGCTCTCGCTGGTGACACGGGTGAACTCACACTCGTAGGTGATGTCCATGGCAATCCCGTCCTTCTCTACCCAGATCGTGATGTCCTTGCGGACTGGTTCGTAGTTGTCATTCATCGTCGTCATCTCCCATGTCAAAGCCAATCTCCTCAGCCTCCGGGCTGAAGCGCAGGCGCCAGGTCTCCCACTTCAGGTCGGCGCCCGTGAAGTCTGCCATAGCAATGCAGTCTTTCCGGTACGTCGCGGCCATGCTGTTGAACAGAATGATATCGGCGAGCGCCGGTCTGTTCTTGTCATCGGCGCGACGCGCAGCATCAAGCCCATCGTTCCTGATGACGGCGTCAAGGAACCCGCCAGTGGGAATGCTGTGTCGGTAGTAGCGGTAGAGAGCGGCGAATGTGTGCGGTGGAATCTGGAAGTTGCTCATGGGTTACTCGTAGACCAGGGGTGCGTGGTGTCCCGAACGCTTGCACAACTCATACCAATATCCGGCGGTGCCGACAAACTCGACCGCCGCCCACATCAGATCCGCTGCCTGCTGCTCGGTGCCCGGCGGGCAGTCGAAGTACAGGGCGTCGTAGACCTGCAGGAAAAGCTGCGGCTGCTTGTGGCTGGTGGGGGAAGTGAGGGGGCCGAGTGCCCGGTGGATGAAGTTCTGGATGGCGAGCATGACGTTGCCGGCGGTGGCCTGCACGGGGAAGTTGCAGACTTCGGAGATCATGCTCTTGCCACCACGGGCCAGCACCTGCTTGAGCTCCCGCTTGTTGCGCCATGCCCGTTCGTCCAGCCGGAAGCCGGTGAACGTACGGGTGTGACCGGTGTACGGCAACTCGATGTAGCCCTGCTCCTCGGCCTGCTTGCACAGGGAGTACTGCCACCCCACCAGCCCAGGTCGTTGGGCGTGACGGCTTGCCACGATCTGGTCGAAGAAGGACAGGGGGTAGAGGGTGCCGGACATGTCGAGCACGCTGCGCTGCAGGCGGGCAGACGATGCGCCGAACAGGTCGGCGAAGTTCACGGTCTTGCCGATCTGGCGAAGGGCCTTGAAGTCAGGGCGGTCCTTGGCGTCCTGCCCGAAGATGGCAAGGGTGCGCTGTGTATGCAGGTCGAGCCCGCTGTTGAACGCAGCCAGCAGGGTGGGCTCACCGGACAGGATGGCCGCAACGCGCAACTCGATCTGGCTCAGGTCGAACGAGACGATGGACCCGCCGGGGTATCGACTGTGCTCGCAGTCCTTGATGACGGCGGGGAAAGTCTGGGCCGCCGGGTTCTTGCAGGTGATGCGCGCCTGGATCGTGCCGCCCTCAGAGCCCGAGTCCTTCGGGACGGAGGGGACGGTATACCAAGTTGGATATGCGATGCCAATATCGGTAGTGCCCGTGACGGGGATGAGCACCGACGACTTGTCGGCCGGCTTCGTGCGGCGGTGACGCAAGAGCGGATACGTGTAGGAAGAGACCAACTTCTGTGCCGTGCTGTGTTTGTCGGCACACTCGAAGATGGTGCGCGCTGGATGGGAGTCGGGCAGGTGGCTTGCGATGAGCCGTCGATTCTCGCTGGACCATGAGAGTTCACGCGCCTTCTCGGTGTAGGAGAGGAGGGGATGGGAGAGGAAGTCGGGGTTGACCGGAAGGACATCGTCAATACAGCGTGCCATGAACTCCCGCTGGGACTGGACGCTGCCCTCACCCTCGATGAGTACCCCACCAGCAGCGGCGCAGTTGATGGCGTCATCGGCTTGCTTGATGAGGGACGCTTCCAAATTACTCAGACCACTGAGTGAAAAGGGAATGCCGGTCTCGCTCATGCGGATCGTGGACCACAGGGTCTCGCTGAAGTGGAGCACGCTGTAACTGCTGAGCTTGTCGGTCTTGGGGTAGTCACGCTGGATGCGGCGGGCCAGGTGAGCCACGGCAAGCATGGTGTTGTGCGTGTCCTGCGCGTTGTACGCGTGCAGCTCGGGGCTGGTGGGGGACGGGAAGCGACGGCCATCCTTGAGGGTGGCGGCTTCGTTGTACGCGTGCGTGCCAAGCACCGGGCCAAGGGACTTGAGGCTGCGCTCGGGCCGCAGCTCGGAGTGCAGGAAGTTGACCACGCTCAGGTCGATGAGGGTGTGCCGTCCGTTGAGGGCGAGTGCGATGGCCGGGCTGAATGCGCGGAGCCAGAGGATGTCGAACGGCAGGTTCATGCCGATGATGGTGTGCGCATGGCGCAGCCACGCCAGCAGGATGGGATGGGTGGTGGGGTCGGTCAGGTTGAGGGTGAAGGTGACGCCCGGCTGCAGCTCGGCGATGCGGGCCAGATCCCAGAAGTCAGCGGGCCCTTCGTAGGTTGGCTCCACTGCGGGGATGGTGATGGCGCAGGTGAGCACAAGATCCTGGCGGGCAACGCCGTCCGTGGCGATGGCCCGTGCAGGGTGAAAGACTGTCTGTGCTGGCAGCATCTGCCCCCGACCATTGGTGGCGGCTGCGCCGTAGGTCTCGATGTCTAGGGAGATGATGCGCGGGCTGGTCATGTGTTCTTCCGAATGTCGAAGGTCATGTTCTGGTGGATGCGCAACTGGGCTGTGGTGTAGTGGCGCAGGTGCCCACCGCTGCAGAGAGCGATGCACCACACGTCGTTCTCGAACGTGCCACCGTCACGGACGTAGATGGCGTAGCCGTCCTGCCCATCGCATGTCACGACAGGGATGGGCGTGACAAACTGGTGGGTGCTATTGCTCACGGGCTTCGTACTCCTGGATCTTGGAGAGGTACATGGTGTTGCGAGCCTTCGCTTCTTTCAACTCTTGCCGGAGGGTGACGATGATCTCAGTCTGCCTGCGCATCTCTTCAGCGCTGCTGTGGTACATGGACTTGAAGTTGTAGAACATGGAGCGAACGGCCATGTGATTTGATGGCGTACCGTAGATGTCTATGTACATCTGCCAGTAACGGAACGCAATCTCTGGATCCTCGTCTTGATTTGGATTGTTGTTCTTGAACGTCTGTTCAACAGTATGTTCAAGCGGGTCGCTGCAATTCTCCATGAACTCAATCAGTGCGCTGGTATTCACTTGTCGTCCTCCTGTGGAAAGCAATCCCAACCGTGGTTCTTCGCAATATCAAACGCATCAAGCGGCACATCGCGGGAAACCCGTCCGCAATACATCCGCCTCGCCTCGTCGCGCTCGGCGGTAAGGGTTGCGTTCTCCTGCCGCAGTCGCCTGTTTTCCTGCCATGCCTTTTCGATCATCAAAACTGCTTCGGTCGGAGTCATCTCCACGATCACTTTTCCTTCGCACCCCATCAACGTAACGGGGCAGGAAGCATCAATCGTCTTTGGTTTCTTCTTGCTCACTTGCCGTCCTCCTTCTTGTAGCAGTCCCAGCCACGGTCAGTGGCGATGTCTTCCGGTGCGCAGTACACGGTGAGGCAGTCGGCCATGGTGCTGCAGTACATGCGCCTTGCTTGGTCGCGCTCTTCGGTGAGGGTTGCAACCTTCTGGAGCAGCGCGAGGATGGAGAAGCCGAGGTCTTCGCCCTTGGTGTTCATCGTTTCATCTCCTTCAGTTTCTTGGCGAGGATGGTGGACTTATGCTTCTCCTTCTCTAGCTGGATTTTCAGGCGGTCAACCCAGGTTTCAAGTTGGCGGTGCGTGTCGCAGATGTTTCGCATCAACTCTTCGCTGAGCGAGATGTAGCCGGCGGCATCGGCCACGCCCTTAAGGTAGAGGAGGTGGTCTTTGAGGGGTGTGTAGAGACTGATCTGGTGGACGGGGATCAGTCCATCGGTACCCTGCGGTGGGGGCAAGTACTTGGTGTTGCGTTCGCTGGTCATCACTTGTCCTTCCAGATGTAGAGGTGGCCGGGGCCGTTGCCCTCGGGGTCGCGCATGATGAGGCATTCGTACCTGGTGCCGTTCTTCTCGACGGCAATTCCGTAACAGGTCTCATCGTTTCCTTCGCTCTCGTCGACGATAACTTGCGTTATGACCCCACCAACCAGTGGTAGGAGGTGGTCGATTTCGGGGTCCGTGCTCTTGCGCTTAGTCATTGATGGTTCCCTTGCGGAAGGCGGCGTTGGCTGCTTCGGCCTCGGCCTTGATCTGTGCGATGCGCTGGAGGTTGGCACTGAGCAGTGCCTTGTGTGCGAAGTCCACCATGTCCAGCTCGGGGTTCATGGGGGCAGGCTTCTTGGGTACGCCTGCTTGTCCGGAGCTGATGCGGTAGAACAGGTCAGCAGCGTCATCGCGGGTGGCTTGGAGGTGGCACACGCATATATTGACGGGGTGTTCGCAAGGTCCGACTTCGCAGATCTGAACGTCGAGGTCGCCGAGTATGCGGCCCATGATCTTTATGTCGCCAGGTTGCAGGTTCATGTGGTCACCGGGAGGAACGGGGTGCGGATGGTGGGGGCTGACGGACGAGCGAGGTCGCCGGTCAGGAACGATGAGAGCAGGGCCATGTGGTCAGCGACAGGGTGGATGAGACCGGGTTCGCGGAGGACAGCGGCGGGGTGGTAGGTGGCGAAGAAGTGGGTGCGCGGCATGGTGGGGATTGCCATGCCCTGCGCACGGAATGCTTCTTGCTGGGACATTGCCTTCTTCTGGAACGTGCGGCTCAGGTAGGTGACCGGGTCGGCACCGGCACACAGGATTGCGCGTGCGTGCGAGGGAGCATGGTGCTCCAGGATTGCGGTGATGTCAAGCAATGTGTTGCTGAAGCACGTGCGATAGTGCGCAGGCTTGGGCTTGCCGCCGGGCGAGACGCAACGGGCTACGTTGCAGAGGTAGATGGTGGCGAGCTTGTCGACACCGGAGCCAGCGAGGTACGGGCCGGACAGGAGTTGACCGGAGGGACCGATCCAGCATTCGCCGGCACGATCTTCTTGTGTGCCAGGGTTCATGCCAATGACGATGACCACGGGATTGGTGGAGTCAGACGGCAGGCTGGTGGGTAGGTGGCGGGACGGGATGCCGACGTTCTTGGCGCCGGAGTGGAGATCGCACGCCGTGCATGCGGGAGCAGCGGGAAGGAGAGTGAGTTGCATGTGGGACCTCGGGGTTGGAAAAGATACTCCACCAGCCAGAGCCTTATCGTGGTGACCGCGAGTGGCGTGCCTGAACTGTGCGCGGATATCACGGCAGGGAGTGGCAGAGGCTTGGGTGCTCAGAGGAGGGCGGGTGGCTGGGGAGTACCGACGCACCTTCCCTCCGCTGTACGGGCGGAGGATCTGCGGTGCGCCCACGGTGGACCTAGTCATGGCCGTGACTTGGTCCGAGGTGGTTTGGTGGGGGCAGGTCATGGCGCTATGGACTGGCACGAGCCAGGGCATCCACGTCAGAGATCCATGCCTGCCCCCGTGTGATTAGGTGCGTGCGGGGAGGTAGATGTCACGGGTGCAGAGCACGCCGGGAAGGTTGGAGATCGGGCCACGCTTGTACGGAACGCCGGGGTTGCAGATCGCGGAGCCACGCTTGAGAAGGGCTTGGCCGAGCGGGAAGTCCAGATCCATCGGGTGCAGCACGTCGATGTACTCCACGCATTCGGATTCGGGCGGCAGCATCTGGCACGGCTCGTCGAGGATGCGGTAGTACAGGCGGGCGTACAGGTCGCAGTCGGAGAGGTGGTCCGTGTTGATGAGGTAGATGCCTGCCTTGGACAGCGCCTCGATGATGGTCCACAGTTCGTCGTGGAGGCAATCGTAGGTGAGGAGTTCCTGCGGGGGGACGGGCGCGATGCCGGACTCGAGGAGCTGGGCACGACCCGTGGTCTTGGGTGCCATCTCCAGATCGTAGATCATGGTCCAGTAGAACTCGTCCTTGTCTTCGGGCGAGGCAGACTTGACGAGCTCGGCGATCTTGGTCTTGCGCTCAGCAACGAACTGCTTGCGCGTGCTGAGGGCTTCGGCCTGGAGGTCGGCGATCTGGTGCGGGCAGGTGAATGAACGGGTGCGGGTGGCGAAGGTGCTGGTCATGCGTTCTCCTTGTTGGTGGACTGAAGTTCCTTGAGGGCGTCGACGAGGGCGTTGATGCGGGCGTTGGCCTCGAGCAGCTGGCTGCGCAGGGTGAGGGCGTGCTTGGCGAGTTCGTGCACGCGCTCGCTGTTGAGCAGGTACGTGTCGAGGTAGTACTCCTGGTTGCGGGCTGCCCACTTGGTGTTGGAGTCGATGAGTTCGGGGAGGTTGATGATCTTCACGGTGGTTCCTTAGACAGTGGCGAGGTAGGAAGTGGCCGCTTGCATGCGGTCAACGGAGGACAGGGCATTGAGAGAACGCTTCTCGACTTCGGTCACGGCCTGCAGGACGAGGCCCTTGGTCAGACCGTTGCGGCGTTCGGGGAACAGGCCAGCGGGCCCGTCGTAGTTGGACAGTTCACGGCGCAGGTGGGGGACATTCTGCCAGAGGACAGCGCCGGCATCGGCGAGAGCGCAGGCAGTGGTGTCGATGAACTCACGGGTGTCGGGCAGGGGGATGGCATCGAACTCGTTGAGGAGCGTGACGAACCGGTTGGCCTGCGCGATGAAGTCGATCATGGCGGAGGCGATGGTCGATTCGTAGGAGTCGGCCAGGCCCGGCGTGTTCTTGCGGTGGAACGAGATGTGCGCGCCGCCCCACATGGCCATGTTGTCACAGATGGTGGTGCGGAACGACATCATGCCGGACTGGGCGAACGACTTGTCCCACGAACCACGGAAGCCGAAGCCAACGGTACCGGACGGGCGTTCGATGATGCGCGGGTGCTTGAACTCGATGAGCCCGAAGAACTTGTCGGCTCCAGTCTTGCCCGGCTTGATGGCGAGGGCTTCGGAGGTGACGGTGCCGCCCATCATGGAGACGGAGTCACGGATGGCGGTGACATAGGCAGCGTGCGGGATGGGGTGCCACGAGTCGGTCGGGTCGGGGGCCGGGATTGCGGAGAGATTGGTGAAGGAGATCTCGGAAGCGCCGGCGTGGAGGTAGAGACGGTTGGATGACATGATTAGTCCTCGAGCTGGGGGTTGATGGTGTGGCAGCTGGTACGGAGTGCGTCGCAGTAAGAACGGCAGACCTGCGCGTTGGCCTGCCATGCACGATGTGCTTCGGTGATGTTGTTGGTCGCGCAGACCAGGTGGACGACGCAGGTGTCGGGATCGGGGTAGTCGGTGGCGATGACCTCGGCGAAGTTGAGGTCGGGGGTGCCCCAGACCTGCATGACGCGACCGCCGGGAGCGATGGCGCAGAAGATCTGGTACTTGGCGGCGATGATGGGGGTCGTGATTGTCATAGTGGAATGCAGAAAGAAAAAAAAAGAAGAACTCCCCCACGGTGGGGGCGCGAACGCGACCCACCGTGGGGGATGCGAAAGGAGGAAGATGCCTTTGGTCTTACGGCAGCACAGGACTTTGGCTGCTACGTTTGCCCGCCAACGGTTGTTTCCACTACGGGAAGGCATAGTCCCTATGGGACGCCACCGAATTACGGAAGGCTATAGACGGTTCAGGTGTGGGCCCATCGTACGCGGCGGTCGAGGCCACCGTGCGAAGTCCAGGAGGAGTCGGGGTCACGGGCGAAGCGGTTGGTGCGCGAGCAGCGGACGATGCCGAGTCGGCGGTAGATGCGGGCACGCATGTCGGACGCACGACCGGACGCGGATGCAGCGGTCATTGCGTGGGTGAGGACAGCAGGGCTGGGTGGGGTACGGACGATGGACTCGTGGACGCGGGCGTAGCGGTGAGCACCGCCTGCGGACATGGACAGGTCGTGGTCATTGGCAAGTGCGTTGTTCCACTTGCGGTAGACGGTGCGCCAGGCTGGTGGGAGGTGCTCGATGGAGCGGGTGGTCTCCCACGCTGCGCGGAAGCTGAACTCGTTGACCGAGACGCCGTCCTCCTCGCTGGGAAGGACGATGGGCTCGGTCAGGGTGTCGGACGAGGGCGGCTCGAAGTACGGACGACGGTCGTCGGCGCGCTGCGAGTGGTCGAAGAACGAGGGCTGGGCTGCGGCCTCGACGTCGGAGTGGCGGACGACCCACGAGGAGAAGGCCATGGGGACGAGGAGGGCGGAGACGGTGAGAGAGGGGAGATCGGGCTGTGTGTTGGGATCGAACATGTGGTTCCTTTCGCGAGGAAGTGAAACCCCCGTCAGCGTGCAGAGCAGAGGCTGACGGGGGGAGTGGATGGCATCACTTGCGGGACTTGCTGACCAGGTTGCGGCGGCGGGTGGGGGCCACCGGGTTGGTGTCCGTGTCGTCAGCGGTGAACTCGCCTGCCGGGTCGCGCTCGTTGGCGGCCGACAGGTACGACGGAGCCGCCTTGCTGCCGCGGATGTTGGCGAACGAACGGCCATCCTTGCCGACCGGCTCCGACCAGACGATGTTGGGAGCAACGCGCTGGCCCGGCAGCATCTTGGCGTACTCGGCGATGGCGAGGAACGAGTCGCGGATGCCATCGGTCGAGCCGGAGGTGCAGGCACGGTTGAGCGGACGGAAGGCAGCGTAAACCTCGTCACGGTCTGCGCCGGCGATGGCGACCAGATCGCAGAACGAGTTGATCGCAGCCCACGACAGGCTGTACTGGCCGGTCTCCGAGCGGTTGGTGAACGTGATCTGGTCGCTGACGAACAAGTCGGGCTTGCCCTCGTGCTTGTCGATCTTGGTGTTGATCTTGAAGCGCAGGCAGAAGTGGCCACGGCTGTCGGTGGTGATGGCCTCGACCTTGCTGATCGTGCCGGAGTAGCGACCGTCGGGGTAGTCGACGCTGCTGGCCACGGCGAAGGCGTTAGAGGCGAGATTGTTGAGCGAATCGAACTTGATGTCCATGTGGACTCCTATGAAAGAAAGATGAAAGAAACAGGAAAGAAACAAGAAAGAAAGAGATGTCACCCCCCACGCGGGGGGGACGCACGTCCCTCCCCCGCGTGGGGAGAGAGAGCAGGAGGAAGAAAACAACATGCTTCCCCCAAGAAGGAAGCAGAGAGGTCGATGTTGCACGATGTTGCAGACACGCAACCGGAAACGGCAAACAAAAAACACCTGCCCCCCACCAGCAGGGGCAGGCACTTGCACACGCGCACGCATGCACACGCGCACTTCAGCCGATGATGACGACTGGCACTTCGGGTGAATCTGGGTCGGCGCCGAAGTGGGCGTTGAAGTCGACCTGCTTCGTCCCGGTGACGTCGTTGCCGCATCCCAAGATGACGGGGAGGTCCTGCGGGAGAGTCTGCAGGTGGGCGATGAGTTCGCTGACGTTCATGCTGTTCCTTTCTTGGTGAAGTAGTCCTGGCAGTCGTCGCAGATGCGACCTGTCTTGGAGCTGCCGTCGGGCTTGGTGATGGTGCGGACGATGAGGGTGTCGGGATGCTTGTGAATCTCGCACTCCTCGCACTCCTCGAAGGTTGTGAAGCCGTCCGTGTTGCAGTACCAGGGGCCTGAGTCGGGCTCCGGGCACAGGTCGGGGTGTTCGCGGAAGTCCTCGCATTGCATTGGCATGGTGAATCCATCACCGATCATGTCGCCGTTGCAGTGCTTGCAGTAGCCGTTTGCTGACATGGTGGGGTCCTCAGGAGTTGTTGCGGAGCTTGTTGTGGCACTGGCACAGGAGTTGGGTCATCGCGTGCAGGTCCTTGCAGACGTCGTTGTTCTTGGTGCCTGCGCCGATGAAGCCGTTGTCCCAGTCGTCCGCGCGGTAGCGGATGCCGAGGATGAGCCCCTTGCAGACGGGGAGCAGGTCGTTCTTGGGGATCGAGACCATGATGGTGTCAGTGAGCGGGTTGTAGTTCGGGTTGTGCATCTGTCAGTCCTTTCTGTGCCAGTGGTCCGACTGGCTGCGGTTGTCCTGAGTGGACGAGAGTGCCCACCGGCGCTGTGGCCAGTGGGCGGACTCGACGACTCAGTCCTGCAGGGAGTTGAACTGCTCGGGCTCCGGGCCTTCGCTGGGCACGCACGCCTCCTTGGGGACGAAGGTGTCGCGGGCGCCGTGCGGCTCGGGCTCCATGTCGCGGGAGACTCTGTCGCACCACGCATCATCGACTGCATCGACGAAGATGCGCTCTGCGATGTCGATGAACTTGTCGAGGTGGTCCGACACGCCGTTCCACTGCGACTGGAGCTCGAGCATCTCCGGGATCGTGATGAGTTTCGCCACGATCAAGTTGTGCATCGGACGATCTACGGCGAGGCTGCCGAGATTGCGTACGGACTCCGCTGCAACCTTGAGAGTGCGGAGTGCTTCAAGACGAAGTTCGACCTGAGTGATGGTCATGCGGGGCTCCTTTCGAGAGCGCGGGGTTGTGACGGCTCGGCATGCAACGCGCACACCGGGCAGAGAGATAAAAACCGCTCCCTCCACGAGCAAGGGAGCAGGAAGCCCGACCAACCGCGGTTAGGCGATTGGCGGGTGGGGTTGGGCTACCGCCGGGGCAGCGTGCGGACGATGATGGCCACCGCCGCAGTCGCCGCGAGGGCGATCTGGGCGATGACCACGATGGTGCAGAACGCGGTCAAGCGTTGTCCTTCGGGGTGATGGGGGAGAGGAAGAAGGACGCACGCTTGCCGCTGCGCTTCTCGCCGTTCAGTTCGCTGTCGTGGCGACCGTTGATCCAGTACGCGGTCTCGACGCCGGTGGTGGTGTCCACGAAGCGCAGGATGCGGACAGGCTCGCTGACGGCGTCGTGCGCGTACAGGACGTCGATGCGCACGATGAACGGGTCGACCTTCCGGGTGACGGTAGCCGCGTCGACGGGCGTCATGCGGGCGGCACGCAGGGCTGCGTTCTCCGCGCGGAGGGCGACGATCTCAGCGGACTCGGTAACGGTAACGGCGGACGTGTCGATAGACATAACTGGCTCCTTTCAAGAGCATTTGGGGACAGGCGCATTCATTCGCACGCGCGAACAAATAAACCTGCTTCCCCCGTAAGGAAGCAAGTCAGCAATAGAGCGTCACAAAGCGTGGACCGCAGATTCACGAGCGGGGCGTGTAAGCCCACAAACTCACGGGTTAAGATAAAAGGTTATACGCCACGGCTGTTGTGTCTGGTAACGCTTGAGGGTGGGGTGGGAGGCCCCTGAGTCGGGTGTGGGTTATATGGGAAAGGGTACATCCCTCTCAAAATTCCCTACCAAATCCCTAACCCGTACCGTCAATACCAACCTTCTTCTCTTTCGTAGAGAGAGTTATATATAAAGGATAGAACCGCACAGGTCAGTCCGGTATACCCGGTATTCTCCCTAACAAAACACCCCCACCCCCAGAAGGGGCAGGGGCGCAAAGGAGAAGAAGCTCGTTTAGTCCATCTCGCCCAGGAAGTGCAGCCGCAGATAATGCAGCGCAGCCTTCCGGGTTTCGCCTTCAGCCTCAATCGGCTTTCGGCCTTCCTGCTTTACCGCTCCCCGGTCGGTACCAATCCACCGTGGCCCAGTAACCCCCTCCAGCCAGTCCAGGTACTTCAAGGCAGCTGAAGCGCGGGGGGTGATATCGCTCATCACCACCCCCATCACCTGCTCGTTCATCATCTCTTCGTTCTGGTCTGGGCGCATCTGGCCTCCTAGTGCTCATCATCATACTCCTTCCTCAAGCTCATCCCAGCAATTCCCCGCTCATGCCCTTGGCTTTCCGCCAACCTGACCTGCCGCAAATCCCAACTGCTGCCCTGCGCAATCTTCATCGGAAGCATGTTGTTCGCCACGTGCATCCGGATCTTATTCGCCTTGGTCCACGCCTCCCACTGTGCCCGCACAATCCCGTTACTCACAAACCCTTCCTTCCGCTGCACAAACCGGGCCTCAAGGAACGCATCGAAGGGGTTGTTCTGCAGGTGATACATGTGCACCGCCCGCTCTGCTGCAGCCGGAACCGGCCACCGCTCCGCAGCCCGGCTGTTCTCCAGCCGATGTGCACCCATCACACACCACGCAGCAATCCCCTCCAACTCCCGGTCCAACTCAGCCTCCAGATCCAGATCCTCCTTGCCCTCAAAGCTGACCTCGAACGGTAGCACCAGCATCTTGCCGCTCAACCCCCTGCCCTTGTTGGGCAGCACGGGGATCTCGTTGCTCTGCATAATCACCGCAGCATTCACCACCACGTTCCGCTGCTGGCGCATGTACTTCGCATCGACCGTCATCGGGTCCCGGCCCACGATGTTCTTCACCACCCGGCACACGCGCTCGCCGCTCTTCCCGTCCAACTCGCTCACTTCGTTGATGCTCAGCACCTTTGTGCGCTCGAGCCCGTCCATGCCGAACCCGCCGGCCAGGTCCTCCAGACTTGCACCCATGAACGCATCGCGCCCGACCAACTTCCGGATCGTCGCGCTGATCGTGCCCTTGCCGCCACGGATCTTGCCGTACATCAGCATCCACCGCGCATACTTGCGGTTGCCCATCAGGCAATAGCCCATCCAGCGGGACAGCAACTCTGCCCACACCGGATCGCTCTCGCCCCACTCCCCCACCGCCTGAAGCCACCGCTTGCATTGGCTGGTGGGGTTCCAGTTCACGGGCAGGATGGCTGTGTCGAACCACCGAGCAGGCCGCTCCATCGTCTCTAGGGTCTTGACATTAACCAGCCGATCTCGGAAAGCAACAGTTTCCCCCACGGGGAACCGCGCATCTGGCTCTTCAAGCCATAGCGGAACTTCCTCAGCGTCGATTCTGACCAACGCTTCGAGCGCCCGGACCACCCCATCGACCTTGGGCTTGTCTGGACTGTACCGAACGAGCACTGGTCCGTTCTGGGTCTGCCGCTCGTACATGGCGTCCTCCAGTACAAGCCATACCCGATCACGGATGCGCTCCTCATCGAGGACACGCCACGTTCCGCCTTCCCATGCCCACCAATCATTCTTCCATCTCCATAGTCCACGCATCCCACCTGGGGCGGTAAACTGTCTTTGTAAGATTCGCCGGCCCACTTTGACGGGCTCCAGCGACTGCAACGGGTTCTGCAACCAGTCAGTCATTCTTCTTCTCCTTGTTGGACCACCATTATGGCATACCTTCCCTCGAATTCAAGCATGACGCCCGAACTTATGAAGGCGTTTCAGGAATTTCTCAAGCAGCAGATTTCGTCGAGCCCTGCTCCGAGCTCTCGCTACACCGCTGGTCAGCTCCGCAAACATCCTGGCCTTGCAGTCAGCGGCATAAACCCCGCATTCATCCCCCCATCCGTTGGTGGGTTTAGAGGCAATGTCGGCAACGCTGGCATGAACGCCAAGCGTCGCGCTGTCAAGGGCAGCGTCGTTCGTCCTGCATTCCGTCCGCAGCTGCACGTTGACAAGCGCGATCAACCTCGCAACGAGATTCCGCACCCGTCTAGCTTTGCGGGCAGGCGGCGCCAAACTTCCATTTCAACCACACTTGCGCCCGGCGGCATTCCCGCAGCGGATGCAAACCGTGTTGCGCAGGGCAACATGACGGATTCTGACTTCCAGTCGTTTGCGGCAGGCGGTCAGTCCGGAGAACGCCAGGCATTCATCGGAGCAACGAAGCCCAGCGCAACGTATGACCTTGCGGATCTGGACGCACAGATCGAAGAAGAAAAGAAGAAGATGCGCGTTCGTGGCGAGCTGTAATCCAAAGCCGTGAATCCCGGAGAAGAACAACATGTGATCTCCTTCGGCAGAGGCGTGCGCCTCATGTCGGAGGAGTATTACATCAAGGAACTCGCCCCGTTTGGCATCAACACCAACCGGCGGTTTCGATGCCTTTGCCGAGCCATCTGCTGCCCGCTTATCTTCATTGGTCGCCATGCCTTTGTTGACCCCGCCATCTTCCAGATTTGCATGAAGCACCTGTCGATGCCGGGGAACAAGGACTTCATCGCCCCAGATTCGTACATCAAAGCCAACGCGGACGCCCACAAGAAGCGCATCTACACCAACAAGGTAGACCCCCGCCAGATCCAGAAGAACTGGAAGGAGACTGTGCGAGCCATTGTTGATTGCCGCAAGATCCGGGGACTGGATACGCCGAAGATAACTCGCACGGCAATTCGCACTGCGGCTGCAGAACTGACGCGGTTTGTGCTTACAATGATCCCGTCCGGCGAACAGGAGCAGGCAAATGGCGAACAACAGGAAGCCGACGTTTCGTGAACTCTCGTCTGTGTGGAAGCGCATGGCGGAGTCCAACTCCCCCTCTTTCCACCAGCGCGACATCAACAACGCGGTAGAGGATGCTGTCCTCGCTGGCGATCTTCCCCGCGAGGCCGCTGACTACGCCAAGGTGCTTGCCGTTTACGCCGAGGAACTGATCCGTGAACGCGGTCGTCCACAGGGCGGCACCGGCAAGGAAACAAAGCGAGTGGCCAGCGAGCGCCACTTTGTTGGTGGGGAACACGAGGCGGAGACTAGCCAGGAACGCGAGCTGCTTGATGTGTCCCGCACTTCTGAGAAGCCGGGCGTCAAGCCCGTACGACTTGCGGGCCCCGACATCGACCCCGAAGACGCTGATCTTCTTCGCAAGTCTCTTGCCGGCAAGTCTGGCAAGGCCCTTGCGTCAATGGTCATCAGCGAAGACCAGGCATCCGGTCTGCGCCGTAGTTCCGTTGAGAAGCCTCCGCACAGCGGGTTTATCGGCCCGATGCCTGCTATTGACAACCCCCTTGAGAAGTTGCGCCCCCGCGCAGAACGACCGGAGCCGAAGCCTGCGCCGCGCGGATCGGCTGAAGCACAGGCTAATCGCATGGTGGAAGCCATCAAGCGAAGCGGCATGGACGTTTCTGAGGGAAGCATTCCAGGAAAGTCCGGCAAGGGCGTGTTCTTCGGATTCAAGAAGAACCCGAAGGTTGCTCGCTTTTACAGTCCTGAAATTCTTGAGGAAGTTCTTGGAGCAGGCGCAAAGGGATCTGATGTTTTCGCTGGCGTCGGTGAGGACGGCAAGAGTGTCTTTGACATTCTGAACGCTCGTGCCAAGGGTGGAGACATGCACGCTGCTGCCGCTTTCGAGTTGCTGAAGCGCAAGCATTTCAAGACTGGGGAGCGTTCGGCGAAGGCTGGGAAGCGCACTACCGAACCAGTCTTGAAGCCCGTCAAGGGTGGGGGGTTTGAGCCCGTTACCCGCACAAACGAAAAGGGCGAAGAGGTTCCCGTCACGGAAATCCGTGGGCCCGAGGACAAGGCGCGCCGCAAGTCGCGCAACGAATCGCGGTCGATGGGCCAGACTGCAAGCGAGGCCGCTTTCCGCCGCAGCAAGTTTGATCCGGAACGGGTTGGTGGTTCCACCTCCCGCAACATGAGCGTGGACCAGGCGGCGATTGCGCGTGAGATTGAGATGCAGCGCCGGACAGACCCGGAAACTGGGGAACTGAAGCAGGGGCCTCTGACCAAGGAGGTGTACGAGCAAATCCGCCGGATGGCCAAGGAGCCCGGTCGTAAGCCCGAAGCGCCCATGGACGAACTCATCGCGGCATTCAAGAAGGCCCGTGCACGCAAGCGACAGGAAGTTCCGGACGTCATGTTCGGAAAGGAGCGGCTTGCAAAGCAAGAAGATAGGCCAAGGCGTGACTTTGTTGGTCCGATGCCTCTTCGCAAGCAGCCAGTCGATCCCAAGTACATGAGGCGCGAACAGAGCACCGGCATGAGTGCTGAGTCTGAAGGCGGGAACTCCCGCAGGCTGCAGGCGTTGGAGCGTCTGCGCAACATCATCCTCTCGCGTGGCGGTGTGATGGATCCCCGCGACATGGGACCCCACCAGGCTCCTCGGATGACTTCGCGTTACGGCCCTGCTGGTTTGATCGAAGAAGGCGAACCTGTTACGCAGGCTCGCAAGTCTGTGCCCGAGCGCCGTGCGCCGCGGCCGAGAGTTGAACTTGTCAGATCCCCCAAGGCCAAGCGGAAGCCCATCAACAAGCGTCCCGGCAAGGGCCCTGGCATCAAGGAAAAGATCTTCTCAATGATGGCCAACGCTAGGAGGAAGGCGCGTTGAAGAAGCTTCCAGCATCTGCCGGGGACGAAGTAATCCGTTCGTACTTTGGGCTGGACGGGGTGTCTCTTGCGCTCAGGGCTAGCAACTGGGAAGTCGGGGAGGAAGTAGAGCGGCTGGTTGAGTTCAGCCGAGACCCGGATCCCAAGGTTGCAATGCAGGCAATGAAGCAATTGCGTGGAGTTGTGCGGGAAACGGCGGAGATCAACGGTATCATCCAGAGCCGGAACGCCGAGATCACCCACACCGAGGGCAACCAGACGGTAAAGGTAAGCTCGACTTCCAAGATCGTGCAGTCCCTGAAAGAGAGCACAAGCCATGTCCAAATCCCAGATTCCCTTCCCTTCGCAGCCCAGTATCTCCCTGCCCGCGATTCCGGATCACCTGCTTCCGGTGTTTGAGCTGGTGAGTTCCTTGTCGAGCATGGAGTGCTGGCGCATCGGTGCGCCCATCCTGCTGGACTTGGGTGTTATGGATCCAACCACATTTCGCAAGGCAGAGCCAGAACAGATTGGCGAGATGTTCCGCGAGCGGATCCAGCCGACCGAACAGTGGTTCAAGCGCGCCGATGACCTTGGTCGCTACATCAACGACCACAAGCTGATGGCTGTAGTTCTCATGCGCATTGCTGCGGTGGAGCTGGTGGGGTCTTGAGCATTGTCCGCATTGAGCGGAAGCGCAACGACCTATACCCGCTGCCCGCTGACTACCTCGAGCTGAGCCCGGAAGGCCAGCGGCTTGCTCGCGTCAACGCGTGCCGGCAGTGGCAGTTGAGCGGTGACCCAAACGACCGGGCGCACGCGCTGGCTGCGTGCATCAACTTCTTTGACCGTTACTACCTGTACCCGGACTGGGACGAGGAGTTCAACCCGTACTTCTACGATGATGACCCCATCGAATCGCCGCTCGGGCATTTCGCGATCTACCGGCTGTGGGCCCTCGCAAGCAAGAGCGTGGCAATCGCACCGCGCGGTTTCGCGAAGAGCAATTGCTTCCGGAAGTCGGCACTCCTTCAAATGGTTAGCCGCCCGGCGTACTCCTTCATCTACGCGACGAGCAGCATAGACAACGCGGAGCAGACGAGCCAGGTGCTGAAGACTCAGTTCCTTGGCAACCAGCGGCTGTTCGATGACTGGGGCCCTGAGTTCCCCGATGGCCGCATCACGCCGAAGCGCGGCGAGCGTTCGTTCGGCGTGGAGATGATGTACCTGAACAACGGCAGTTGGTTCCGCGCAATCAGCGCAGAGAGCCGCCAGCGTGGTGGTCGCCCGCGCGTGTACGCGCTCGATGACCCGGAGTATGACCCCAAGGCATCGACCAGCATGTCGATCCTGCGGTCGTACATGGAGCGGTTGCTGTTCAAAGTCGTGATGCCCATGGTCACCCGTCGCGATACGAGCGTGCGGTGGCTGGCGACGTTCGTGAGTCGGCGGCACTACGCGTGGCACGCGATGATGACTGAGCCGTCCCCCACCGGCCTGGTGGCGAAGGACCCCCGCTTTGACCAGTGGGCCCGTTTGACGCTGAAGGCGGAGTACGAGGAGGAGGGGGTTCGGAAGTCCTGCTGGCCTGGCATGTGGCCGCTTGACCGGAAGGCAAAGGATGCAGACCCCAAGTTGAAGGGGTTTGTCAGCCTAGAGGAAATCCGGGAGATGATCGGCACCCACAACTATCTGGCCGAGTATCTAGCCCAGCCGGGCGAGGCCGAGGACATGCACTTCGGCGAGGTGACCAAAGAGAAGCACGGGTGGTGGTTGGAAAGCCCGGATCCCCTGTTTGACACCGACCCGAAGAACAGCGAGTCTGTTATCTGCTGGAATGGCAAGGGTGGGCTGGAAGAGAAGATGCCCATTCAGCAGTTCCTGAAGGAACGGGTGCGGATGTTCATCACGGTCGACACGAGCTTTACGGCCACGAGCGACAGCGACTTCAAGGTCTGCACCCTGCTGGGGTACGACCCGGTGGACGCTTGCCTGTTTGTGCTGGACACGTGGGGTGCCCAGTGCCGCGAGCAGAAGTTGATTGAGCAGTCGTTCGCGATGGCCGGCAGGTGGGGTTGCCCAACGATTCACCCCGAGGTGGTGCGGCAGTCGTTCGGCTTGTACACGGCTATGGAGTCAATGGTCCGCCAGAAGGCTGCGGAAGTGACTGGCCAGACCCCGCCCCGGATCATCCCGTTGAAGGTGGGCATGCTGGACAAGACCAGCAAGATCAACTCGCTGCACTACCGGTTTGAGCACGGGCTTATCAAGTTTCCCACGTGGCGCAGGGGCAACTTGCCGTGGCGTCTCCTGTTCGACCAGATTGAGCAGTTCAACCCGGACGCCGACAGTGGTGGCCTCCAGCACGACGACTTTATCGACACGGTCGCAATGAGCATGTTTGTGGTCCGTGGCCGGCTTGACCGTCAGGTGGCTGGTGGGGAAAGCCAGGCGCTGGACTTCGACAAGATGCTGACCGACGGAACTATTCACGATGCGTTGCCCGGCGGTGTTCCGGTGGTTGAAGCGATGGACTTCAGCCGGATGTCCGCCCAGTCCCTGATTGATGGAATGGAGCCCCCGCCAAATGTCAAACGAGGTTCGCGCGTCTAATACCGCGTATGTGACGATTCCTTTCGTATACTTTCAGATGCTGGCCCAGTCGTATTATGGGCAGCAGGTGCCGGATGGCATGGATGCAACCCCTGTGAATCACAAGGTGCCGCAGCCAGATCCGACGCCGCGATCTTCGTTCAACCTCAAGGACGTTGAGCTCTTTGAGGAAATGCCGCCTGGTTGGAAGTCCCTGAGAAAGCGAAACAACGATGGCAAGTGACATCTACCCGCTGCCCAAGGACAAGCGTCTGCTTGCGCAGATCATTGACCAGCACGTTGAGCGAGAGCTCACGAAGATCACGTACCGCCGCACGCTGTGGATTCTTGCGTGGTACTACCTGAACGGGTTCCGCCGGTTCGACGTGTTCGATCCGCGCACGAGCCGCGTTGTGCCGTACTACCTTGACGAAGACGGGAACATGGAGTTCCAGTCGACCGAGTTGATGTCGATCATCGACAAAACCACGGCGCGACTGAACACGATGGACCTGCGCCCGCGTGCACTCCGCCAAGGTTTCAGCCTCGCGGGTCTGCGCGAGCGCAGCGTTGCCCAGTTGGTGGCTGATGCGGTGGTGGGGGACCAGCAGCTTGAGAAGGTCAAGCGCGACTTCAACTACATCTTTTCGCTGCTTGGTTCGTGCGGCGTAACGGGTCACATGGTGGACCACCCGACGATTGGCTTGACGGCTGATCTCGAAGTGGTGCACCCCAAGGAACTGCTGCCTTTCCCGAGTCTGGGACAGGATCACACGAAGGCACGCGGCATCATTCGCCAGCGGGTTGTCACCATGAGTTTCCTTCAAGAGAGGTACGGCAAGAAGTTCCTCGAGAAGGAAAAGATGAAGATGGACGCCTGGAGTTGGGAATGGGGCCACGACATGGAAGAGCCGGCTGACGCGCCTGGAAACGGGTACGTCCTCAACAGTGCTGCATCCGGCGCACTGAACGGGATCCCCGGCGACAACGAGATGGAAGTCGTGAAGGTGCGCGAGCTTTGGCTCGACGGCCCCCGCGGTACTTGCAGCCGTTACGTTGTGTCCAGCGGCAATGTGATCATTGAGGATCGCGACCTCAGCGATGTAGAGACGTATTGCCCCATCGGGTTTGCTCGGTTCATGGACAACGGCACGTTCCACGGAGCGGGCCTGTTTGACCTGATGTTCGGCATCGTGCGCGAGATGGAACGGCTGCTCAAGAGCCTGTTCAACAACATCCGCGACATCGACAAGTACGGCGTGCTGGTCATGCCGCAGGGCACAATCAACGAGCGGGCCGTTCTGCGCGATATCGGCAAGGGCTTGCGGTACATGAGTTACAGCCGCGATGCGCTGCTGGGCGATGATTTCAAGCCGATGGTCATCCAGCCGTACAACGCCGGCGATGTGCCGGGCAAGGTTGCGCAGTTTGCGAAGGGCATCGTGGACAGCCTGAGCCCGGTGCAGGATCTGCTGGCGGAGAAGGGTCGCGTCGACAGCGCAAGCGGTCTGCAGTTCCTTGACGAACAGATCAGCAAGGCGATGACGAACCCCACCAGCGGTGTGCAGGCTGCGTTCGGCGGCATGTACAAGAGCCTTGTGCAGAAGGCAACGAAGGAAATGCTGGTCAGCGACCGCGCTCTGCCGGTCAACAAGTTGACGCTGGACCTGGCGGGTGCAGTGATTGATCCTGAAAACGGAACGGTCAGTTTCAAGAAGAACCCGATTCCAAACTTCAGCCAGATCAGCTTTACTGTGAAGGACACCAGCCCACGCAGTGAAGTGGTGCGGAAGCAGGAAGCAATGGGGCTGCTGCAGGCAAAGGTCACGGATCCCGAAGCGCTCAAGTTGTTTGCGCTCAAGGAAGGTCTTGACTTTGCAATGTGGATGGAAGAGGAAAAGAGCGCATACGAAAGCATCATCCGCAACACGCTGCTGCTGTATGGCGATGGCCAGCAGACTCAGCAGATTGTGGTGACTCCGCATACCGCGCGGCCCGACCTGCAGCTCAGGGTGCTGAGCGCGTTCATGTCCAACCCGATTATGTCCTTGGCAAGTCCTGCGGTGCAGGATGCGTTTAAGGCTTACCGTGAGTCCCTGATCTCGTTCATGGGACAGTCCCTACCCGCAATGGTTCCAAACCCAGACGACGTCGCACTCGTCAATCCCGGCATGATGCAGGGTGGGCCAGGGCCCGGAGCACAACCACCTCAAGGAGTTATGAATGGCTGACGAAAACAATGATGCGCTGGACATGGATACCGAACTGGAACTGGAAGACGGTTCGGTTGTGAAGTTGGGCGAACTGATGCAGCAGGCCCAGCAGGCTCGGCAGCTTGAAAGCCGGGTTCAGGACCTGACCCGGTTCCAGCAGAACGCAACCAAGCTGATGCGTGGGGAAAGCCCGGACGCACAGGCGGCATACGAAGTGCTGCGTGGTGCGGGGTTCAGCGACGAGGAGGCGCAGCAGTACGCGCAGGAGTATGTGGATGGCGAGCAGTCTGGTGGAGGACGGGAGCAAGACATGAGCGATGACGAGCAGATTGAGCGGATGCTTAAGCAGTCCACCCGTGCAGCGGAAGAGCGCGCAGAGTCTGCACTGCGGGAAACGCGGGAAATGCGCCTGCGCATGCTGAAGTCGGAAATGGACAAGAACGTGGTTTCTGCCATTGACGGAAACCCGGAGATCGTTAAGATGTTGGAAACGCTCGACAAGACCCGTGGTCGCGAACACGCGGCGGGTGCCTGGCGAGCTCTGCAGGAGCAAGTCCGCGAAGCCACCCTCAAGAACCTCTATTCCCGGCGCGATGCCGAAGGTGGAAGGTTCAGCGAGGACTGGGTTGCGGACGAGGCGGCAAAGGCTGCCAAGTCGATTGCAGGAAATTATCGCACGGTAATCGGCGACATTGACGGCCTCGGCCGGTCGCCGGAAACAGAGGGCGAGCTCGAGTTCCTGAAGTCCAAGCCAGAGGTCAAGCCCCCCGAATTCCAGAAGGGCATGGACCGAGGCGTGGTCGACAAGAACGTCCGAGACTTCAACGTGGACGCGCTTTCTCGCCTTGCCGCAGACGCTGCGGCTGGTGGGGAAACGAAGGTCTGATTCATCGCCCCTAACCGGTCTGTGACCGGAGACAACAACCGTGCCTTTTGCATCATCTAATTCACTCTTCAATACGCAGAGCCTGCGTATCCAGGAGATCCTCAACAAGAACGTTGAGGTCTTCCTCCCGGCTCTCGACCCCGCTTGGCGTGACACGACCGTGTCCAGCCAGGGCGTGGGTTCGTCCAACCTGATCGGTCGTGACATGAAGATCCTCAAGATCTACATGGGCTCGATGGCTGGCGTTCTTGAAATGGCGGACAGCCGCGACAACTTCGTGCTGTACGGCGACAACACCGTGTCTAACGTGGCTGACAAGCTGCAGGTCCAGAGCCTGACCAACACGTGGCCGGACGCTACCGAAGGCGCTATGGCCCAGCCGTACCGTCTCGGCATCGGCATGAAGGCCATGGTTTCCAACCTGCTTGTCACCCTCGGTGAGATGCAGGCAGAAGCCACTCCGGCCTTCATCGGCGAGATTCTTGCGCCGAAGCTTGAGGGTCACGCTCGTCTGATTGCACACACCCTGTGCAACTACTGGTACATCAGCGACAACACCACCTACAAGCTTGGTGGTGTTCTGGCTGCTGTGACGCCTACCTACAGCTCCTCGACGAACAACTCCACCATCGTGTTTACGCCGTCGGATGGAAACATCGACCGTTACGCGGTCGGCATGCGTGTTGACCTGTACAACGCTAGCGATGTTCGCCAGAATCAGGTTGGTGTCAACCGCGTCAACGCCTTTGTTACCCGCGTTGATGAAGTGAAGAACCAGGTTGTTGTGACTCTGATTGGTTTCAACTACACCACCAGCGTCACGACCTCCTTCTACTTCACCTACGCCAACGGCAAGGGTTACGGCATCGCCGGCATCAACAGCTGGCTCAAGAAGACCGGCAACCTCCTGGGCAGCGACTACGATTCGGCTAACGCCATCGACGTCGACAAGCACCCGGAGTTCAAGTCGTTCTTCAAGAGCAGCGTTGGCACGCTGACTGAGCACAAGATGCGCCAGTACCTGCGTGGCTTCCACCGTGCGAAGGAGAAGTACGGCCAGTACATCGACACGCTCATCGCGAGCGACGGTGTGTGGCTGAACTACGAAGCGCAGAAGATCGGCCAGTACCAGCTGGACCGCACTTCCAAGCTCTCCAGCCTCACGAACGAAGGCTCTCAGGAAGGGTTCAAGTTCACCTTTGACGGCCGCACTTACACGGGCTACACCTCGAATTACATCGAGAACGGCACCGTGTACGGTCTCCGCAAGGGTGGCGCGAACTGGAAGAAGTACGTCCCGCCGAGCCCGAAGGGCACTCAGAAGTTTGACAAGGCTGAGGCGTTCATCCCCTTCGAGTTCGTGGCTCCGGCCCTCGGTTACTCGACTGTCAAGGTGCCGATCACCAAGACGTCTGGTACCGGCAGCGGTAACAGCCTCCTGACGGAAGGCGCTCAGATGCCGGGCATGCTGCGTATGCAGCTCGTCCCGGATCAGCCGGCCGGCATGAAGCTCGACGGCGTTACCTTCGACAAGGTGTACGGCGACTGATAGCCGTCAGCAAGTCTGCAAGAAAGGGGTGTGTCCTTCGGGGCACACCCCTTGTCTTTGGTAAACTGTGGGCATGGCTATTGCACGAATCCTCAACAACTACACAAAGAAGCAGGACGCCGAAGAAGGCGAAGAGACTCCTGCCAAGAAGGGCGAGTCGAAGTCTGCTTCAGCCTGTCCGTGCATTGCGAAGCTCATTGAACTCCACCAGTCCGTGCATCTGGCGCACTGGGCAACTACTTCGTACGCGGAGCACAAGGCACTCAACAAGTTGTATGAGGGGCTGGACGGCCTGATTGACACGTTCGTTGAGACCCTGATTGGCATCAAGGGACGCGGCGTGATTTCCGGCATCTCCACCCTCAAGGTCTACGGATCGGCTGGTGGGGACTGCCTGAAGATTGTCAACGAGCTGGAAACCCTGATCCGCGGCGAGTTGAAGGACTACATCGACTCCAAGGAAGACGGCCTGCTGAACATCCAGGCTGACATGCTCAACCTTGTGACCCACATCAAGTACCTCCTGACCCTGAAGTGACCATGGCCAAGAAGAAATTCCAATTCAAGGCCAAGCACAAGAACCCCGCAGGCGGGCTTAGTGAGCTCGGGCGGGCAGCGTACAACCGCGCTACGGGTGGAAACCTTAAGCGTCCGCAGCCCGAAGGCGGGTCGAGACGAAACTCCTTCTGCGCCCGTATGCGCGGGATGAAGAAGAAGCTGACTAGCAGCAAGACGGCGAACGATCCGAATTCGCGGATCAACAAGAGCCTTCGGGCATGGAAGTGCTGACATGATGAATCCCCTCAACAATCTCTCGTTTGGTCCAATGGGCGCAAGGAATGTCCAGCCTGCTGGATCAATCAATCGCGCTGGCGTAAAGACAAAGAAGCCTCGCCGCCCAAAGCCGCTGCATAAGCCCCTTGGGTTGCCCGCTGGATTTTCACACGGGATCCGCTAATGGCAAAACGCATCAAGGTCAAGAATAGCCTGGTGGGGAACATCAACAAGCGTCGCAAGCTTGGGACCAGCAGGCCAAAGTCTGAGTCGACGGTAGACCCCGAACAGTATCGCAAGATGCAGAAAGGCTGGAAGTAATGGCCAAGAAGATCAAGGTCAAGGGCGGGATGTGCAAGGGTTGCAACAAGCCGATGAGCAGTTGTGGCTGCAAGGAGTGCTGAAATGGCTACCGACTTTGTCAAGAACATGCGCCGGAACATGAAGCGCCGAATGAAGGTTAAGCCTGCTGGTATGTCGGCAGGTGGGGCCAAGAAGTACAAGTTGAAGGGCTTCGGCGGAATGAAGTTTGGGGGCAAGAAGGGCTTTTGAACCACTGAGAGGTGGGCGGGCAGGGACTCCCGCAGGGGCAGGTCGTAAGTGGCCTGCCCCGATTTTGATAAAGGATTGCCATGCCACTTAAAAACTTTCCACGAGAACGTGACCAGAAAGGTGGCGGGCCAGTTTCGCTGAGCAAATACCGTTCTGGAAAACACCGATTAAAGGTGCGCGGAGATATCCAAGAACGGTATCGCAAGGCAGTCGAAGAAATTTCAAAGCTTGGATTGCTTAGCGTAAACGATCTGCGAGACCTTCTGCTTGACCCATCTAAGGGTTACAACATTGGCAAGGCTCGCGCATATCACTTTACACCCGAAAGCAGGGTGGGGTCTATTTTAAAAAGCGGTCTTGAACCGCGCATCAACGAGAATCCCACCAGCTTCGACGAACGATCAATGCTCAAACAGTTGCTTCCTGAAGGCGTAGCCCATAGCCTTCCGCGTGCGTTTGTTGAAGTGTCTGAAGGTAATCCTTCTGGTTCAAACCTTCCGACTTCGCTCCGGCAACAGAGTCTTGCACTTCTTTCGATCCCACTTGAAGAGGCAATCAAGCGTTTGTCTCGAGAGGATTCATTTAGAATCCTTGCTTCTGAACTTGGTCGACAAATGAAATACCCTGTGGAATCAAACCCTATCTCTCGGATTATCATTCGGAAGAGAGCTGGCGTTGATCCGCAACGGGGATCCGCTCCAGCACGTTTGCGGTCTGGAAAGCTTGAAATTCCTGAGTGGGCACTTTCAGAAATTGTGCCGCCACGACTTTTGACAAGAGAACGATAATGGCAAAGAACCCCACCAACTGGATCGGCAAGGTGCGAGC